GGGCGTAGTTCAATTGGTAGAGCACCGGTCTCCAAAACCGGGTGTTGGGAGTTCGAGCCTCTCCGCCCCTGCCATTAAAAAACCTTTCATTTTCAATAATTTACTACATTGTAAAAATTTTCTTGTGAGAAATCATCGTCTTCATGTGGCGTAAATGTGACATTGTTCGCAAACTCTATCATGTGATCTGCATTTAAATGTGCATATTTCTTTACCATTTCTAATGTTTCCCAACCACCCATTTCTTTTAACGTATAAAGCGGCGTGCCTGCTTGAACATGCCAACTTGCCCAAGTATGGCGCAAATCATGAAAGCGGAAATTATGAATATTGCTTTTTTCTAATGCTTGATGGAAATCATGCCAATCAATACGCCCAATTTGTTTATCAGTACCACGATGAAAAACAAATTCACTGCGGCGAGTTTTGTATAATTTTTGCAATAAATCCAAAGCAGTGTTATTCAACGGTAATGCTCTTGCTTTACCTGATTTTGCTACATCATTTGAAACAATCGCGATACTACGTTCAAAATCCACTTTATCCCATGTCATTGATAAAATCTCTGTCATGCGCGCGCCAGTGAATAAAGCAAAAGAACAAACATTTTTCATCCACGCCAAATTTAAATTTGAAATTAGTGTTGTGGCTTGCTCTTTTGTAATCCAACGAACGCGGACTTTTGGCTCAACGAATTTTTTCACATAAGGGATTCTATCAATCCAGCCGTTTTTATAAGCTAGTGAAAGCACCCGCAAAATGGAGGTGCGATAGCGGTTTTTTGTCGAAGGCGACAATGGTTTTTTATGAGTGGTTGAGTATGTCGGCAAATTAGTCATAATATCTTCGCCTGTAATATCACTCAATTTCCAACCACCAAAAACAGAACGCCAATAAATGGCGTGTCTGCGGTTCGTATCAAAATCCTTTTTCAACTTTGCATCTTCCACAAATAATAACAAGGCTTCTTCAAAGAGTTTAGGCGGTTTCTTGTTAAGGTGTGCCATATCCCATAGTTCTGCTTTGATCTTATCGTGTAATTCTTGTGCCTTTTTCTTTACTTCAGTCCCAGCGCTTCGTCTAATTCGTTCGCCACTCGGTGTTGTAATATCGAGCCAATATGTACTTCCTCTCTTGTAGATTGACATTTATTCTTTCCTCCATTTTTTATATCAGTCAATCCAACCAATCGGATGACATTATTTTTTCTTTTTCTACAGCGGTCAAGATCTTCCCTAAAAACTCGCCACGCTTTCGAACCTTCCATCTGGAAAAAGCCCCATTTAAAACGGTGTGCGAAAACGGTGCTGTAACTTAAATTAAGGAGGTCAGCGACCTCCTTGATTGTTAAAGTACGCTCGGATTTTGTTGTGTTTTCCTCTGTAATCACAAATCCCCCTCTTTCACAAACACACCGTCAATCATACGGCCTTTGCGGTCTTTGATTTCATCCCATGCTGCTTGTACACAGCTTTCTAAGGTTAAGCCATATTCTTTCGAAATTTTGATAAGACAATATAATGCATAAGCAAAATCATATTCCAAATGACAGTTTGCTTTTCCTGTATAATTTATTTTTTCTGAAATACTTGCAAATTTTGCTACGCACTTTTCAATCCAAACATCAACCCCTTTTCTAGCCAAGTATGGCAAAGGCGTAAAATCAAAGTTGCTATTAGTTTGCTTATTTAAAATCACCATCACAACAAAGCAATCCCCAATGCTATCCTTAATTACATCAGGTTTATTTTTTGCTACGCCACTGCATAGCTCACCAAATTCTTCCATCAATTTAATAAATTGTTTTTGCGGCGTTGAACCTTCAATCAAATTGCGATCTTCTGCCCATTGTTCGATGTTTTTGATAAGTTGTTGTAAGTTTGTCATTTTTCCTCTCCTAGTATTGAATTTTTAATTCTCTGCACCGAGCTCTTGTTCTTTCAAGAGCTATATCACCTTCTTCTTTTGTCATAAATCTGAATAATTCATGAATTAAAATAGAATGAAAGGACAATTTTTCTTTTGTTTTTCCTATAATCCCAAATTTCGCTTTTAAAGTTTCTTTTTGCTCTGTTAGTTCAAAAAATCGTTTTATGTAAGGTTGTTTCATTTCCTTATATTCTGATGCCATGCTACAGATAATGTCTTTTTTCTCATCATCTGATAATGGCAAGACCTCAACTTTCCTGATTTTCTTTTTATATTGCAATTTCATCTTTCTCAAATCATCGTTGATTCGATTAATAGCAAATAGAACATTTTCATATTCTTCACAATATTCAACACGCTGATCGTCTCTATATCCCATATTAGGGCAGTAAACTGTAAAAAATGCCGTTTTATTAATGGGTGATGAATGTGTAGCAAATTGTTCAGGCGTCATAAATTCTCCTTTTTTCTATTAATTAACCCTAAAATCCCCCAAGCTCTCGCCCCAACCAAAGGCTTGAGCCAACGGAATTTTTTCTTCTTTAATGAAAACTTCATCGTTTTCACAACAAATCCACCGATAGTCATTAAGCCGTAACCGTCCATGGCGCATTAAAAGGTCAATTTGTGACGGTTTTAATGGCGAACCAATAGGCAACATCAATAAATTAGCTTGCTGTTCAATTTTTGAGCGGTTACAGTTATTGACACAAGTCCAAGCGGCGCGATGCGCCTTGTTTGTTTCGGTGGACTCCGAATGAAGTGCGGTGGAACCCAACACACTTTTCGCTGATTTAATCACCCAGTTTTTTAATTTGGTGATGATTTTCTTTTCTGTGAATCTGTTTTTTACCCCCACAATTTTCTTACGAATTTCCCCATATTTATTCGGTTCGCATTCCTCATACTCAATACAAATTGGTTGGTCGCAACGTTTTGTCATTGCGCCACCTTGCACTTTTAAATAACTACCAAAGCAACTCACATCAGCCACCGTACGACCAATATCCAATACTTCATCATCCGCAACGGCTGCCATTGCATCATCAATTTTGCGAAGTTCGCGCCAAGTCGAAATTGACGGTGTGCCGTAAAACTGGAATTGACGAATGCCCCAAAGATTTGCCCACGCACTGACACGTTGCACGTTTTCAAGTAATGTCAGATTTTCTACTTCATCGGACATTTCTTTGCCTTGCTTACCTGCATAGATATTCTTGGCGATGTATTTCGCCACATAGCCAATGGCAGAACCTTTGGTTTGATCAATTTCTTCTACTTTGAAACGGTATTTTTTCGCACCGAATTCATCGCCATCTAATTCCAACGCTTTCTTGCGGAATAGATGAATAACGTCATCTTTATGTTCAGGTTTTACATACATCAGCAAGTGCCAATGCGGTGTGCCGTCGTGATGTGGTTCAACGCCACGAAAGCCAAAAAAACCGATTCCACGTTTGGCAAACTGTGCACGCAACTGTGCCCACACTTTATTTAAGTAACGTTGCGTATCACGAGGGCTTGCACCTTGCCATTTTTTATTGTTTTTGCCTGTTTCATGCGTTGCATGAAAAGAGGAGGGCGCAGTCAGCGTAAGAAAGAGTGACACAAATGAATTTTCTATCGCCCATTCATCAATACCACGCAAGCGGTTCATGGTTTCTTGAAAACGGATAGCAGGGTTTGCCACCGATTTTTTCCACATTTCAATCAACGGCATTTGTTCGGTGCTATCGTCTAGATTTTCCAACACCATTTGTTGCAGATATTCGAGGTTATCTGCACGTTGCGCACGGTAGTCATTAAATGCAGTTTGAGAGACATAAGGGCTCACTTTTGCCGATACTGCGCCACAGCCAATCTCCACATGTTCTTTCAATCGTTTTTGTGCCGTAGTAAGTTGGCGTTTCCAGTGTGTTGGGCAAACTGATTTATTAAGATCAACCTCAATGTCATTTACATCTAAGAAACGGTTATCTTGATAAGCGAACCAGTGTTTTAACGGAAAACCAATATCTGCACATACTTCGCCTACTAAGCGATAAAGGTCACGAGAAAGTGCGGTGAAATCATCAAGAGATATTTCTCCACGTTCTTTCCGCTCGGCTTGTTCGGTGACAAAATCAGACTGTAATTTCGTAAACAACATGGCTAATTTGTCTGCCATTTCTTTTAGTTGATGATCACCTAATAAATAAAACGGAAAGTTAGCCGCCTTTTTGCCTTTGGAAAGTGCGACTGCTTGTGAATGCGTATCACGGTCAATCAACCAATCAAGGCTAACGTGATAATGTTGAAAAACGGCTTTCAGGCGATTAGTGAGGATTTCACGCAAATAGGTATTGGCATACGCCGCCTGTTTATTGCCGAATTTAAACCCAATAGAGCCATCATCTTTCACGCCGTTGAACGCACGCAACCAAACATGGCGAAAATGCTCACGTTGGCGTTTGCGAGGGAGCGCAGAAAGCAGTTTTTCAACATAATCGAACTGGTGCGGCGCAACAGAAAATAATTCCATTTGCGCCGATGTCGCTTGAGCAGCATCGAAAGTGCGGTCAACATTCACCGCACTTTGCATCATCACTGCACGTGCATCTGCCATTGCTTGCTCACGTTTGGCAAGATTAGCATTACACTCAAGTTCCCAGTTCATCATCAAGAATCCTTACATTGCCGTATTGGCTAAATATTCACTGTGATATTCAAAATATTCTTTGATTTTGTTGTTGGTCGAACTCACTGCACTGAGTAATTCTTCCAAGCTCAACATTTCATATTGAGCTAAGTCATAACGGCGTACTTCTTCGATTGCACCCCAAATTGTGTTGTGTAAATTGCCCACGGTTCTTGTTTTTTGTTTGCCATACCAGCTATCTTGATTGCCAATCACTTCAACCACTTGAAAGCGTGTGCCGATGGGTAAAATTTCTAGCGTTGCGCCACAATCTAGAGCGATACAAATATTGTTTTCCATCATTCCTCCTTACCAGCGTCTATCTAACGAATCGACAATAAACTCAATTAATCCCATTACGGTGATAGTTGCACCAAGAACAGCAAATGCTGCCACGAAAAATATCATAAAAAGCTCACTCATCACGTTTCCCCATAAATTGCTTAAAGTCATATTGGCGGGTCTTTTCTAGTTTGATTTGCCCTTCCTCAATCGCTTTTTTGAAACAATATTCAGCACGTGCAAAGCTCCAGTTTGTTTGTGTTTCGGTTGGTGCAGCTATCCACGCTGAACGCCATTGTTTAGCGGCTAACCCATAATTACCTTGTTGCTCACTTTCTTTTGCGTGTTGCGCATGGTCTAAATAAGTTTTAATCGCTAATTTTTTCATTTTGCATTTCTCGCTAAGTAAACCGTCATATTGGCGGATTCAATGATTTTTGAATAAACAAGCGCGGCGATGTCATCTTTCCCTTGTTGTTTTAAATGTCCCCACAAAGCTAAAAAACGACGATATTTGCGATACCATTTCTGTGCGGATTTATTCATTTGTGTTTCCATTTTTATCCTCCTGAGTATCAATTTGAGTAAATTCCCGCTCTGTTACGCCTTGTGAAAACATTCCCGAAAGTAACCGCACTTTACGTAGTGCACGGGCTATTTTGCGTTGTCCTTGTTCTGTGTAGTGATGGAGCTTAGTGCCTGTTAAATGCCCTGCACGTAAATCTGAAAAATCTAAATCGGCTAATTCCAACAGCATTTCTCGAAAGCCTTGTTGTAAACCGTCAAACTCTCGTTCTACACGGAATTGGCTTTTGCTTAACGAGTGCAGCACATCATCAAAACTTCGGATTTCAGGCACCTTTACTTGATTAACACGGCACCATTTTTCGGCGGCAGATTCCGTTTCATCGTCAAAGCAATAAGGCATTAAGGCCATCACTCACCCCCATTCATTTATTTACGGAACCACCGTGCAACGCGTTGGAAAATACTTTGTTCACGTGCCCACTGTTCTTCTTCAAGTAACGCAATGCGATCACTCAGTGATTCATTCAGCAATACTTGCTGGGCATTCACGCCTGCTTGGTGTGAAATCGCTCGTTGCAACAGTTGAATGTTGCGAGCCTGTTCTTGCACGGTTTTGTTTAACTGCCACACATTCACACGGTTATGGCGTTTTTTACCGTTGTCATACACATAATTACTGCTTGCCATTTGCTCAAACTCCTAAATTTTGGTTGCAAAAATCCTGTCGCATGAATTTCTTCAAACGACCATGTTTAAATTACGGTTGGAAAATTAAGAATTAATCCGTAGGGATTTCGATTTGTCGTTCGTCTATTGCTGGTAACTTGCCTTGCTTACGCATTTGACGTTCTTTTGCCCACTGTTCGGCTGTTTTGAAATTCTGAATTAATGCCGGTGTAAATGTACCGATACTAATATTGCGAATTTCTGTCCAGAGTTCGAAATGAACTCGACCACAGCTTTTGCAATAGCATTCAGAAACAATGGTATTTTCTGCCTTTCTAGAGGTTCTCGTCCCAATCTGATCGCTACCACATCCTGGACATAATGCATCGACTTTTGCTGCCATATCACACACCTTCTTCTGTCCTATACTCTCCACATTCCCCAATATGGATTGCACGGTTATTAAAATTAAAAGATAATCAACACCATGAACCACGACACCATTGAAAATAACGCCACGAGGTATGCCATGCTGACTCGATTTTTACGATTTCTCATATTTATCCTTAACTGGTCTATTGTTGCTGGAATTGTTTGGCTTAATTTCATCTTATTAAGTAACAATCCCACTCTTACCTTACTTGATTACACCTTTAACCCACACCAACTGTGTTTTTTAAATGCGTTGTTAATGGGTTTATTCACTTACAAAGAACGCCACTGCATAAAACAAGAAATCATTCGTTTCGTTCATTGGTTTAAAAGTCTTTAATTCCCTTCAAACACCTGTTTCAGACTTTCGTAAATTGTTTCCCAATCCATCATTAGGCTTGACTTCGGTTTCCAATGTCGATTCTGTAGGAATGCTACGCTGAAGATAAATAGACACATTCACTACAACATTCGTAATATTCACATCTCGCCCGGCAACCGTATTGTTATCGCCGATAATATGGGTTGATATAGCGTTATCTTTTAACATCGCACCTTGCCTTGGATTGCACGGTTATTAATCTGCTAGTCCCAATCCTTGACGAATCAACATCCGCCCCAATGCGGCTTTGGTTGCTAATCCCAAGTTTTCCCGTTTGCGTTCAAAAACTTCGCCTTCTTCTGTGTTTAACGTTATGTGAAATGCCACAGAAACCTCGCGTATAGGGCGAGGTTTACGCTTAGTTTTATGACTAAGATCATTTTTTTCCATATAGACACCTCCTGAATTTGTTGATATTGTTAGAGTATTTATCAAAACGATCCGTTTTAAGCCTTGTTATCTTATTTTGGAAAAATTTTATTGCATAATTGTGCAACTTGCAATAGGAAAATTTGAATTATGGTGCAATTTTCTCAAATGTTAAAAAATGAACGTATGCGTTTAGGTCTTACTCAAGATGAAATAGCTAGATTTTGCGGAGTTTCTAAGCGAACTTATAACTATTATGAAGATGGAGAGAGGGCTGCTAGTTCAGACTTCTTAATGGCTTTTTCTAAATTAGGTGCGGATATTAATTATTTGTTTACAGGTGAACGGACAAAAGAGAGTTTAGAACCGTTAGAAAGAACAGTATTGTTGGCATTTAATCGTTTGGTTAAAGATGGGCAAAAAACTAGTGCTATCACTTTTATGACAATGCTTGAAGCAGGGTTAATAAAGGGAGATTTTAATACATTATGGGAGCAAGAGAAAAATCTACAAAGCCCTACCGCACTTTCAGGGCAAACAGTTTCTAACAGTATTATTGAAAATGTGGCGGGGCGTGATATCAATATAGGCAAGAAGTAACCCGCCCATGACAAAACAAACCATTGAAAACAGCACAGTACACCATCTTGCTGGGCGAGATGTGAACATCACGAATATCTATCATAAAGAAGGCGCCCCTTTTCCGCGCACCAGATTAGTAGCTGAAATTCTTGCTGTGCGTAATTGTTCTGCGCACCTTGAATTTGTGATCAATACGCATGCCGATAAATGTTATGGGTCACACTATTTTAAAGAAATGAAAGAAACCGAGTTGCAAGCAATGCACGAATTTGCCTGCCACTTGCGCGATTTACTGGCTGAACAACAACGGCCAAGCTGGGTAAAACAGCTGCTATCGTGGATTAGGTCACGTGGTGTTTAGTTTGCCGATGAAGATGAAGAAGTGGTGATGGTGGGGGAGCAGTTGAGAACGTCAAGATGGGGAAAATGGCTGGTTTGGTTGAAAAAAGCATTTAGAAAAGAAAAATAAGAGAGCATACTATGGAACTTATAACTGATAATGTTTTTATTATTAATAACGAAGATTCTTTTAAAAATTACATTTATAAAGTCATCAGTGAATGTGATTTAACACAAAGTAATTTTGTTTTTCCTGCGGCAAGATTTGAAAATTGGCCCGTTTTGCATTTTAATGTCAAAGGGGGAGATAAGTACAAATCAACGGTTACCTCTTATTTAATTGAGGGATTGAAAGATTTTACCGATGAAATTTTCCGTGCCATTTGTGTTGTAAAGTACGGAAAACCGGATCTTCGCTATTTAAAAGAAAAAGACCGAGAAGAATTTGATCTCGTGATTAAAATTGCAGAAGGTTCTTCTGATGGGGAAGGCTCTACGGCAAAAATTGCCAATAGTTTTTTTACGAATATGAACGACACATTAAAAAGTATGACCGGTTGGAAACAGTTATTCGCCTTTGTTACTTATATTGGTGTATTGGGTGGCGTAGTCGGTGGCGTAGGCGGTTTGGCTGTATATGAATATTTCCATGCTCAATCAGAAGAAACTCTAGCGAAGGTTAGAATCGCTGAAATACAGTCTCATAACTCAGAAATACAGTCTAATAACTTAAAAGAAATGCTGGATAATCAAGCCAAAGCCTTTGTGGAAATAAACCAACAGCAACTAGAAACTATTCAAGCACTTATCATAGAAAAAGCCAGTGAGAGCAAAACAACGTTTAGCGATGAGTTAGAAAAGCGTGGCGAACTTGCTTCTGATAATTTTATGAGACAAATAGCGAAAGATCCTGCTGTAACCGAAGCAACGGTACAATCTACCACAGCCAAAGGAAAAGAGCTTGAGCTGTATAAGCAGCGTCCGGTTACAGAAAAATCAATTAGCAATAAAGCTGATGACTTTTATATTAAAGGACTGGAGCGCACTGGTTCATTTGGTGATACGTTGAGTATTACAGCACAAAGAGTAGACGGCATAATGTTCACCTTAAAAATTAAAGTGGAAAAATTACAAGAGTTTGAGAAAAATATTCTCACTCAAGCGTTGGTTGAAAAAGAAGGGAAACGTCAGTCTATTCGGTTAGCCTATAAAGAGACATTGAGAAATGGACTGAAATCTGGTGTGGGAGAATTAATTTCGGTCTCGTATAAGGAGATGAATAATGCTACTCACTAAAAATCCGTAATATCTATCCCTGATTTAAGGGCTTTTTTACAAGGAAAATCCAATGAAAAAACTTATCCTAATTCTAACCGCACTTTCTTTTGTTTTCCCAACAGCAACTTTTGCCAAAAGTAAAAAAGCAGATGCAGAACAGTTTAGTTGTGAGGACACTAAATATTGCAAAGAAATGCGTTCTTGCGCTGAAGCTAAATATCACTTGAACGAATGCGGCGAAAGCCGTTTAGATCGGGATGGGGATGGTGTGCCTTGTGAGAATGTGTGTAGATAAGTAATTGGCTATAAATTTAATTTGGTTAGGTCATTGTTCACAACAAAATAAAGGTAAAAAATATGTCGGATAATAATAAACTCCTCAATAACGATGAAAAATTGGCAATATTGACTGCGCAATTAATGCCAGACCCTTATGAGGAGGACGCTGATGACGATAAACGAGAAAATGACCAACAAGACGATTAATTTAGAGGTAAGAAAGAAAAACCTACTTTTTAGCATAGAACGTTCGATTCGTTACAATAGGAAACGACAACGTTTTTTTGAATGCTGGGAGCGTGGCACGAATTTCTTATCTGTATTGTTCGGTTCCGGTACGCTTTATGCCATATTGCAATCACATCAATCTATTGCAATCGCGGTGAGTATTGCCCTGACGGTATGTTCTTCTTTGAGTTTAGTTATTGGGTTTAGTGAGAAAGCACGCGACCACCGTGATTTTAGCCAACAGTTCCTACGCTTGAAAGAACGCTTAATTGCAGAACCTCTTACCCTAACACTTTGTAACGAAATTAAAACCGGAATCAATCGAATAGATTTGGAGGAGCCACCTGTTTTAGTGGTGTTAGAACAAATTTGTTATAACGAACAACTTAATGCCGAAGGCCTTCCACGAGAGATGATGACCAAAATAAAATGGTATCAAAGGTTGTTTGCAAATTATATTGATATTTTCCCTCATGGTTTATTGAAAAAATAGCGGTCAATCGACCGCTTTATTTTTTCACTTTCTTCACGTCCACCTCATCATCTTCCACTTTCAATTCACATTCAATGTGACTGGTAAATCCACCGTCTGAAAGATTGTGTGTCACTTTGGTGATTAGCCAATTTGTTGCGTCAATTTCTGCTTTAAAGCCTGAAAGCTCAATGGGTGTTTCGGGGATTAAATCAGGTTCGCCAAAGGCAAGATTTAGGCTAAATGTTGCTACACCTCGTTTGAGTTTGTCAAAGGCGGATTTGGCGACAGTGATAGCTCTCGCTTCCGAAGGATAAGTAACACGAAGGTTTTTAATTTTATCGTTGTCGCTTTCCACAGGGGCTTTTTGTTCAATAGTGTTATATTTTCTTTTCGTTAATCGTCTGCCCTTTACTGTACCATCTGCTAGCGTTCTACCTTTCGTCATACGCTGTTTTTTCACTATCTTGGTGTTTTCATCCACCGTAATTTCGCCACGTTTGCCTGTATCCGTATCGTGCCAATACGCTCGCACGGCTTTGTAGTTTTCGCTTTCTGCGATAGAGAAATTGTAGTTATCGCCACTTTTGCGAGTGATTTTACGCAGTGGGATCGGCTTGCCTGTGGCTGTTTTGCCTTGTCCTAGTGGCATAAATAATAGCGTGCCATTTTTAACGGTGCACATTGCCCCGTGTTCTTCTGCTAGGCGGCTTAATAGATTAATGTCGCTTTCGTTGGTTTGGTCGATGTGCGCAATAAAGGTGTTAGCCAGTTTTTTCTCGCACTGGCTTTTGAGTTGGTTTTCTTTGGCGATAGTGTCAATAATTTCGCCCAACGTTTTTTTATCAAATGACCGCTCTTTTTGTTCGGAAAATGAGCCTTTTAAATCTGCCGCTCTTGCTCTGATGGTTAATCGGTCTGCCGATCCTGCACCACCTGAAAATTGCACTTCATCCACGGAATATAGCCCTTTGTCAATTAGCGGCTTGCCTTTCCAACCAAGTGCAAGGCTGATTGTAGCATTGCGTGGCGGTAAGGCGAGTTTGCCGTCATGGTCAGATAATTCTAAGTCGAGTGTATCCGCCTCTAAGCCTCGATTATCTGTTAAAGACAAACTAATTAAACGGCTCGAAATTACTTGTGTGATGTCTTGCTGTTTTTGGTCTTTCGTGGTGATCTGCACTTTAAAAGCGGGCGTGCGGTGATTGTCGTTAAGATTTAAATCAAACATTAAAGGCTACTCATTAAACTCTCTGCAATGGCGATTAACATGGGGTCATCGGTGCGTTTTAAGCTCATGCTGAAATCAATCGCACGAGGTGCACCATCGCCAAAAAATTCTGTTCGGGTTTCTTGTACGCTTTCGATCACAAAAAAACCGATAATTTCAAAGGTTGCGCCGTCAATTAGCGGAAATGCACCGCCACTGTCAGCCATTAATTCCAACGCTTTAATGGAAAATCTGCCGCCAGTGATTTCTGGGATTAATCTGCCACTAATCGTGATGGTTTCGCTTTCTTTACCGGTGAATTGTGTTTTTGGCATTGCCCCGACAATGGCATTGGTTGGGTGTCGCCAATTTGATGTTCGGTCTAAACTTTGAAAAGGCACGGTTTGCCGAGTAAAAACAAACATACCCAATGTGGCAAGTGCGAAGTTTTGGAACATTATTTTTCTTCCTTAACTTTGACTGTCATTAATGCCAATAAAACATCAATAAAAATAATCCAACCCCACCCGTTAATGTTGTGATACATCAAAAACGTAGCACACCCTGTGACGGCGATGATTGATAAAAAATGGAAAAATAAGATTAAAATTGATTTCATGTTCTATCCTAAAGAAAAGTGCGGTCAAAAAATCCCATGATTTCTGACCGCACTTGATGAATTAGCGAAAGAGAAATGCAATGCCGAAAATCACAAGCAACCAAAAGGCAATGGAAAGAATAAAGATTCCACGCCATACAATATGCCGTGGCATATTTAATAAATAATCAATCAGTTTCTGTTTCATTTCGTTCCCTCGCTTTTTCTCGCCATTGCATTAATTCGGAAAATGTCATTTGCTCAAAGGCTTGTGGTTGCCAGTGGAAGATGATGGCAATGTCTGCCATGGCATCTTCCACTGTTGCGGCAATCATTACTCGGTCGCTTCGGTTTCCACTTCCGAGTTCTTCCCTAAAAAACCGACAGCCGCCGCAGCAAGCTCGGTGAAGTTCGCCACTTCCATAGTGACAAAATCGGATTTATGCAAAACAGGGGTGGTGACACGTGCAAGTAAAACTTGTAATGCGTCCACATCCATTTGCAACACATCAAACATTTTTAAGCCTTTTAATGCGGGCACCGTTGGTTTATTGACGGTGATTTCCGTGATTTGGTTTTCGCCACGAGTAATAGGGTTGGTTAAGGTGATAATTTTGGTGTTTTCTGTTTTCATTTTATGTTTCCTTTAAAATCCCTCTTTTTTGTAAAGAGGAGAGGGGGATTTAATAAAAGCCCCTTTCGGGGCAAGGTGTGTGTGAATTAAATGCCGATTGCTGCGCGATGCTCTGCGAGACGATCAACGCCACCGACAATGAAAACGGAATTGATTAAGTCAATTTCCACAAGGTCTTTGCCGTTTTCGATGATTTTGTAGTAGGTTAATGGCACGGTGTAGCTTTGTTCGGTGTCATCGCCTGATTTGCTTGTACCGTTGTCAATTTCGCTGAAACGACCGCGCATGACCAGTTCGATTGAAACCACTTCTTCGGTGTCGTCTTGTTGATAGGCGCCCGCAAAACGTAATGCTGTGCCGTCAATTTTTCCGCCAAATTCTTTGATAAGTTCGGTCATATAACCGCCCATCTTGAATTGGGCTTCCAAGCCTTCTACCCCTAAATTCACTTTTACTGGACCAAACATGCCGCCTGCACGGTATTCTTCCAGTTTCATGGCTAATTTAGGTTGGGTGATTTCGGTGACTTGGCCACGGTAAGAATTACCGTCAGCCAAAAAATTCATTAATTTGAGTTTACGAGGTAATGCCATTTTTTACGCTCCTACTTTTGCAATGTTTGCGGCAAATTCCACAAGGTATTCATCGCTAATGTATTGGTTGAAACCAAGTTGTTCTAGCGGTGGAACAGGGCAGTAATCATAAGACACAAGTAATTTTGCATCTTTCAAGGTTGCGGCAGTGTTTAAGTTGGCATTGATAAATGCTTTCCCACCGATTAAATAGCCTTGCGCCACATATTCACGCCATTTTGCGTTGATCGCTTCTACGATTTCTTTCACAAGATTCACGGAAATGTCTTTATCCATCGCCCAGTCAAAGGATTGTGCAATGGTGTCTTTCAACACTTGTGCCGTGCGAGTGTAGTTTTCGTAGATAAATAATTTATCTGCCGAACGAGTGCGTAATCCCCAGAACTTAAAGCCATTGTGGTTTACACAACAAGTAATGCCTTGTTCATTGAGATAATTCACGTCGGTTGCACTGTCGTTAATATCAAATGAAAGTGGCTTAGTGACACCTGTCACGCCAGTTAAACCTTTGTTTGAAATGGAGGTATGCCAGCCGTATTCTTTATCTTGATATGCACGCATTGCGGCAGCGCGAACAACGGCATAATCCACTTCGGTTTGTTTGGTGTTTGGGTTAAACGATAAGAAATCACCGAAAACCAGCATTAATTCACGTTGTGAGAAATTGCGACCGTATGTCACTGCTTCTTCTTTGGTTTTTGCTGTTCCACATGATGCATATACAAAGCCGTTGAGTTTTTTCGCTACGCTTAACAATTCAGTGGTCACATCTTGGCTGTCATATTTCGGGATACAGAAAATACGTGGTTTGACACCACAAACTGCGGCAGACACGAGGAACGCTTTTAAGCCAGTGTAATTGCCTTCGTTATCTACGGTTCCGATCACATTGGCTTTCATGGTGCTTTCATCTTCGTTTTCTTCCACACGAATGACGACAACTTTACAATTCACAATGTCTGCAATGCCATCTAGCGCACGAGATAACGTCCCTTTTTTACCTGCTTTGGCTTGCATTTCGGCAGTGATGCCAGTTAAAAGGGTTGGTTTGTTGAGCGGGAAAACCGATGCATCTGCATCTGGTGCGGTTGCCACTAAACCGATAACTGCAGTGGATGATGTGGTGAGTGTTCGCAAGGCTTCGGAAATTTCCGTTACCTTGACCCCATGGAGATATTCATCTGTCATAATTTTAGCCCTGTTGTTGAGAGATAGGGCTATTTTGTAAGGATTTAAAATCGAGGGGTAGCGCTTGGCGTTGTGGTATTTAAACCAACAAAGGGCGGTTAGGTAGAGTCGAACAGATAAAAACGGCGGAATTACCCGCCGTTTGTCTTAAACTCTATCAGGCCACGGATCTGATGTTGTCCACATCATCGATTGTGGTCTTAAATTTTTTGGTTCAATACTATTAAGTCTTAGGCGTTTCATTATATAAAGTGATTGTTTTAGAAAAACCGTTGTGGCTGACAGTAAATTCAATATCATCAACATCTTCAGGTATAGAGTAACCATCACTTGGTTTTTCGCCATTTTGGCTGAAAAATCGATTATAAGTTTCTCTATTATATGAACTATCAATCATAGTGCCATAACCTGCACTGTGATGTTGAAGAATTTGTAGATAATCTGTGTTTTGGTTTAAATAACGTGAAACCGCTTTGCCGTTTTCCAACACCCCATGTAGTTTTAACTCGCTAAGTGTGTTGTTTTCAAATTTATATGTAAAGTCTGTTACAGAAACCAGTCGATTTAAATCGACCTCTTTAATATTGTTGTAGAAAACAGAAGTAACGTTTACTGGCGATTTCAATGTTAATTTTATTACCTCACCTTGATGAGAGACAAAGTTGTGCAATTTCAACAACCCTTCTTCATTGACTTTTTCGTCATGAACTTCCCACCCTGCATATTGCTTACCTACTTGAATAATAAGGTCATTATTGTTTGTGTCTACCACATAATCCCCACTCGCTAATTTCGCTTCATCTTCGGGATAATGGATTGCAGAAGGCACAACAGTTTGTAATTCCAACACTGAAATTTGACCGCTTGTTGTAGGTTTATCAGGGAGACCTCTATCAAGCACGACGGTTAAGGCATTAAGTTTCTCGATCACATCATCTAAACTTTGTTTAAATTCCGTCATTTTAGTGGTTAATGCCTCAGGGATAGTGCTTCCGCTTGCTTTGAGTTTGCGTAACTCTTCCGCAAGCTCTCTAAATGTGTCTAAATCGGCTGATACCTCACCGCCTAACAGGTCATTTTTAAGTTGGGTTATCTTTGTCTCAATTTGAGCCAAAATCGCTTTGTCTTGCTCGCCTAAATACGTTGCAAATTCTGTGAGTAATTGTTGGATGTTTTGTGTTGTCATAGTCGTCCTATTTTGTAATGGATAATTAAATCTGAAAATTCAGGCAAAACAGGTGTGCCATAGCCACCTGAAATACCTTTTGATAACGTCACCTTGATAGGTTGTTTTGATTGCAACGATACCGTCACTGCTTGTTTCAACTGCAATTTCACGTCGATAGCCCGTTTACAGTCTTTCATCGCATCATTCCTCTACGCGTTCCGCAGAATAATAGCTATAACGCGTAATCTTTCCGCCACATAGCGTGTCTCGCCAGTTGCTCGTATTCGTGATTTTTAACGCCCAACTTGCGGTCTTCCATTTTGTGTTAGCTAAACGGTCGCGCGTGCAAGTGATTTTGATGTTGTTATCAGATAACGAAATACCATTGCCTTTTGTCAAATGGATAACTGGATCTTTGCTATCAGGCACGATAAACAAGTCAAATTCGCTATCAGCAAAGCCTTCAGGTACTTCTTTTTCATCTAGCGTCAGTGTTTCGCTTTCATCGTCGCCAAATTTCCAGTTAAAATTAATGATCGGTTTGTCTTTAGTCATCATGTTTAAACATTGCCCCTAATTGATTTGGGCTAAACCGCCAACCATTTTCTCCACCGCAAATCGCATTAAAGCACCACTCACTGCAAAAATATTTTGAGCGTTTTTGTTTGATGCCAAGTACGATACCTAATGCACCCCACCAGTCGTATTTACAACCTAAAGTGCGGTTAAAATAGGCTTTGATTTGCGTCTCGGTGACATCGTTGAGCGGGATTAAATCCCATTTTGTGCTATCGCTCACATCAATCTGTTTGCAACGCACACCGCCATCTTGTACCGATGAGGAGTAGCAGTCATACACTGTCGCATGCTCATAATGATGCCTATTGCCAAACTCAATACGCTCAATGGCAATCTCGCAGTGCGAGTATTTGCCCTTTGTGCAAAATCGAGTAATGCGGTCGGCTATCGCTTTGACTGGCTCTTTGCGCCAGTCTCGCTTGTGTTTGTACATTGCCAAATAAACCTTAGCCATTTTGGTATGCCTCCATCAAGTTATCCATTTGCTTGATAATGTCATCATGGATTGATTGCAGTTGCTCAAGCGTGAGATTAGGGGCTTTGAGCTCATACTTGCGCATACGTTGGTCAGCAAGCTCCATTTGTAGTTTTTCTAGCCCCGCTGCTTGTGTCAAAATCAGGTTTGTCGCTGTCTTATTATCCAGTCTGGCACGTTGCGCAAAATCGGTGATATATCGACTACACTCACCTTCATAATTGGCAGATTTAAAGGCTTCTGCAGCCGCTTGGCGTTCACGATACTCGCTTTCAAAGCGTGTCCAGGTGCTGTATATTTTTGCCGCGTGCTCATCGATGTTGGCAATAAGTCGAGTTTGGGTTGTTGTAAAATTATCAGCAATTTTCGTTTCATCTTTTACCCATGCTGTACCGTTCCATTTGCACGGTCCAGCAAGTGGTGCAAGTGCGGTTAAATTTTCGGGCAATTCACCCAGTGTGGCATGTTCTACTTTTTCGCCTGTTTCCTTGCTGTAATAGGTGCCACGATGGTCGGCTTGATATTGCCAACTGTTATTTGCTCGTACAATGACAAAGCCTTGTTTGGCTGGCGGAGGTGCATCTAAATAACTGCCTGCCGCAAAGCTTCCGCCTTCGCTCACATATTCGGTTGTGCTGTGGCTGTAAATACCTTGGTTGTCAGTGCAATGCACGGTGATTTCACCGCTTGTTTCGGCAAAGCCGTCTTGATTAAATGTTACGGTCATGTTGTACTCCTTATTCGGCTAGGCAGATGTAGTGATAGGCGATGTTGCGTGGGCGAACACCAAATGCTCCCCAGCCTCTTGCTGAACTTGGTGTAGATAAAATTCTGCTAACACCAGAAGCAGCGTTAAACTTATCAGGTGATGCTTTTTCTATAGTTTCAGTATCATTGAACGCATTTAATACAAAGCCAACATTAGGATAATCACTTCTATTCAATAAATCGGCAGAAGCGTGTTGTGCTGCTTGTGGAATAGTCGAATCATCTAGCATAACTACACCTGTAGCTGCTATGTTTCCAATGTTGTTATCAATAGGCATAACAGTTGGCTTTTGGGTGCTCAATAAAATTCGATCTCTATCCACATTCCGCCCATTATCCCAACCACGGATAAATTCCCCGCGTAAATCAGGCAACTGCCCCGATGGATATTTCTGCGCCAATTTTGGATAACGGCGAGTATCAAACCGCTGTCCGTTCATGGCTAAGCAACCTGTTGGAACGGTAGAGAGTGGATAAGGAATAGGGATACCAACAAATAAATCATGTAAGGCATTAAAATCAGTGGCATTCGCTTTTTTCCCAATTTCCGCAAGCAAAGTTGCTTTTAAGTTTGCATCACCAGCTAATGCACGTGCCAATTCTTCTAGCGTGTCCAACGCAGCAGGCGCAGAACCCACCAATGCGGCAATTGCGGTTTTTACAAATTCTGTCGTCGCAATTTGTGTGTTGTTCGTGCCTAATGCTGCTGTTGGCGCGGTTGGCCCGCCA